GCAGTTAAAGAAGTCCGTTTTATGGTGCGTGACCCAAATACGGCAAACACAGGCTCGTTTAATCAACTTCTAGCAGTACCAGGTGGGGCAACAACAAACCCAAATAACGCATTTTTGAAACTATTTGCTACAACTACAGCCTATGAAAATGCTCAAGATGTTGGACTAGCATCGCCGAATGTATTTGCTGTTGTTGAACATCAACATTACATAACTTTGATTCAAGAAGGTGGGTCAAACACAGGTGGTAACCAAATGATACAATACTTTGAGTTTGGAACGCCCGATTTGCACCCAGATGGTTACACAGTAGTAACCGACATTTTAATCGGTGTTAGTGCTGAAGGTTGCACTCGATATGCTGATGATACCCTTGAATTAGATATTATGCTAATTGCTGAACCTATTACAGTCAGTCAAAAAGAATTGAACGAGATGCTAGTACAGGCTCAAGACCTTTGAGGTGGTTTGATTGCCCAAAGGAAAGGTAGCGGCTAAGGCTATCAAAGAAGCGACCAAAAACATTGGTAGAGGTGCTAAGGTTGGTGGTGCGGCAGTAGTAGCAGAGAGAGCCGTTGATGTCCTTGAGAGTAAGCCATTGTCAGCCGCTGAAGGTGCGCTAATTGGAGGTGCGGCCGGTTCGGTGTTTGGCCCGCCTGGCGCTATTGCTGGCGGCATTGTTGGTGGTGGTCTCGGTTGGATACTAGCCGATTCTAATACAGTCTTCCCCGTAGATATGGTTTGTATTCCTGCTTATCAGTCATATATGATTCAAGGACAACCTGCCTTTACTGTATATGCCCGAGCCGGTGAAACTATTGTGCCAACGGGTGGTAATGTTACTGATGTTCAAGAGGCAGTTGTTGAATCAATGCCTGTTGCCAGGGCAGCCACAAAAAGAACCGGATGGCACAAATACATGAAACAAAAGAAAAATCAAATTAAATTCAAGTCCGGTAAAATGAAAGGTAGACTTAACTTAAAGGCTATGGCAAAAGCATACAAAAAGAAGAGGAAGTAATATGCCAATAATGGAAATAAGAGACGGTATTGCAATAATGAATAGTGACCGATTAGGAGGGGTTACAGGTTTTCAACTAGATAATAACGGATTTGGTATCTATCAAAAAAAGATAAATGTTCAAAGAAAACTAAGGCATAAACTAGAGCATTGTGATTTCTATATCGATGCCTTTGGTAACGGTTATACAAAATGCACTTTCTATCTAACTCCTCAACCACTAATTTATTCCGATATGATTGACATAACTGGAGGTGGACCAGACGGTGATAGAGGTATTGTCCCTGCCTATAATGAAAATGTACTGTATAAGGCTCAATGGTTTCAACGAGATGGGCCTTTCGGTGCATTCAATAACGAGTTTCCTAACAACTTCCTATCAAGTAGACCAACCTTCAACTTCTACAGCGATACTTTGTATCTAACCTGTTTATTCGTTGGTGAACCAGACGAGTATATTGATGATTTCATAATATCATTTTATGCGGCTGTCAATACTACAAAAATTGATGCTGTTGAACATGGTATTGGTCTAATTAGAGAGCAAGCCAATATGATGGTATCGAGGATTGATACCCTGGGGCGTTCTATTCCACCTGCTAGAAATGTCGGACAGATTGCACCATTTTGGCGATTTGGTGGTTCAAGACCGGAAAGAATGATTCAAGGTGACACTTTGATTAATTATTGGCTAAATATGGCCGATAGAGATGAGGAAGATATGTCGGACCCTTCTACACTTCGCCAGGCTATTAGAGGGGCAAGAAAAATGCAAGGCAATCCCGATGCTTTTGGTACCGGAAATATACCGGATTGGATAAGATTACATCTCAATGAAGGATTAGTCGCGGGACCAATTAGACCACAATGGCCGCCGATAAAGCATGATAATAATGGCAATGTGTTGTGTTTGTAGATGGATCCATTAGCCCCCATAGATAAGCAACAAAATGAACGAATTGTTTGGTGTGAACGACTACTTTATGCGATTATTTTACTCCAATTTCCGCAGATAGCGAGCCTGCTATAATCCAGCTCTGGGCGCTAGCAAAAATCATAGATACTTCGTTGAGATAATATCGCAACTAGTAACGCTTGGGATATTTGTATCGGTACTTTTGCGCGATAGTTACTTCTCAACTCTTCGTGTCGTTTGTCCTTTTCTGCTTTTGTCGGTACTTTACCCATAATGTGCATCAAAGGAAAGTTACCCCAAAAGAAAAACGCACCCACTCTTTGACGGTGAGGCCCCAGGACAGGCTCAAAATATCTACAGGCCCCTTGAACATTCTCAATAATCCAATACTTAGGTTTGAGAATATTTATGATTTCTCTCGCCACGTCTACTAATTCCATATTTGGTTTGTATTCATCCAGACGGTTCTCACGACTTGCTAACGCTCTGGGTGCATTGAAGCCCATACTAAACTCATAACAGGGGGGTGATGCAACTACAACATCAACCGACTTGATAGGAAGTCCTCTCCTTTGAGCATCGAGGAGTTGGTCCCTAAATTCTACAACATCCATTATATGAGTGTGTGGCACTTCCGAAAGTAATGGATTGTTTTCAATGCGACAAACTTCCCACCCATGATTAACAAATGCTTGAGAAAATCCACCCAGGCCCGAGAATAAATCTAAAACTCTCATTCAATAATCCCCTGTTCCCAAAATTTAGCCTGACAGGATTTGCATAAGTTACCTGTTAATGTATCAATCAATCTTCTCATTGCTGCGATTTTTTTCATTTGGTAATCCATCAAATCAAACTGCTCGGCATTCGCAGCACAAACAGCGATAGCCGTTCTTATTGCATCGCTCATTGATTTACCGTCTTTCTTCAAGGACTCTAACTCAGCCCAGGTTTTATCGCTCATATATATGGTGTGTTGTCTTCCCATGTTTAGACCTGTATAGGTAGAGTATATATCAATTTATTTTTTTTTGAGCCGATTCGGCTCGTTTCCCTGCCATTCCGGTGGAATGGACAGGGTGCGCAGTAGCCTGTCGGCATCCCGCTGACCCCGTCGAAGGGCTGCGCGGGTATAATATGTGCGATTTTGAGAGGATTTAATGAGAATTAGTACATCCCTATCATGAAAGGTTTATTTGATGGGTTGCCCTGGGCTAACTTATGGCTAAGAAAGCAAGCGATTTGATTATGAGAGATAGACTTCAATTTACTTTAGATTCTAGTGGTAATCTAGATGTTGTTTATGGTAGAGTTGATTTAAGTGATTATGTTAATACTGTTCAAAAGAAGGGACTAGCAGTTAAAGAAGTCCGTTTTATGGTGCGTGACCCAAATACGGCAAACACAGGCTCGTTTAATCAACTTCTAGCAGTACCAGGTGGGGCAACAACAAACCCAAATAACGCATTT